CCCCAGGGAGGGTATTAACTACCCTATAGTGCTATTTCCACGCTGTAATACTTTAATTTCCAGACAACCACTACCCTAAAACCCAAAAAAACCGCCATAGATTTATATCTAAGTCCATATGTGGATTCCGTATATGGATTCCATATGTGGATATATTTCACCCATATTGCCTACACCGGTGTATTCTCTAGTTATGTTTAACTGTATTAAATGTAATCACCAATGGTTTCAACGTAGTTTGATACCTCCTCGTCGTTGCCCTAATCATTCTTGCCGTAGTACCCGTTGGAATAGTAGTGTTCCTTTTGAGGCCATTAAAGAGCCTGAGCCGGTTAAGCCTGTAGAATTAGATGACTTACGGAATATTATTAAGTCCATAGAATCTAAACCTAAATCGGACTATTACGAAAAATCTATTGTCCCTCCTTATCAACCTGACCGAAATGACCCTTATTCAGAAACAACATATAGCTGGGATTAATTATGACCGAATACACCGACGAACAAATCCTTGCTGCTGCGGAACTGTTCCCTTCGCTGTGGGTACGAAAGTATGCCATTAAGAACGAAGTCGGTACTCCACTCGACTTCACGAAAAGAAAGTTCCTCATGGATATGTACGATGACTTCTCTCCGCACCAGGTAATGCTGAAACCCCCGCAAATTGGGGCCACCGTTATGAACACCTTGAAGGCCTTGTATGTAGCGAAAAAGAAGAAACGTCAGATTATCTACACCCTGCCTACTCAAGGCGACGTTCAAGATATGGTAGGAGGTTCGTTTAACCGTATCATCGCCCAGAACCCCGTGCTCCTTGATTGGGTGAAGGATAAAGACACCATCGAACAAAAGTCCGTGGGAGACTCCATGATTTTCTACCGAGGTACCTTTACCTCAAAACAAGCGATGATGATTCCGTCTGGTCTTAACATCCACGACGAAGTAGACGCTTCCGACCAAGACGTTATCACCCAATATGAAACTCGCCTTCAAGCCCAGGAAGACGGTGGTTGGCGGTGGTACTTCTCTCACCCTAGCTTATCCGGTCACGGGGTAGACATCTATTGGCAGCAGTCAGACCAAAAGGAATGGCACGTAACCTGCCCCCACTGCAAAGATGAGCACGTACTTACCTGGCCTGATTCCATTGACCCAGAGAGGGAGATTTTCCAGTGTAAAGCGTGTAAAGAGGAAATGCCTACCGAGGCACGTATTAATGGCCGATGGATAGATAAAGATGGTATCCCCTGGAACAACAAACCTCTTATTGGAACCTTCTCCGGTTGGCACGTATCCCAGCTGATGCTGCATAATAAGACTGCTAAACACATTCTCGATGCCTTCAACGACCCTAATAAGGATAAACAGTACTTCTACAACTATGTTCTTGGCCTTCCATACGTATCTTCAGATGACCGTATTGAACCAATGGTTGTGCTCCGGAACTGTGAAGACACCGTAAACCCTCAGACCAGCAAGGTAGTTATCGGGGCTGACACCGGTCACGGTATCCACTATTGTCTTATGAACGCTGAAGGAGTCTTCTACTACGAACACGCCACCTTAGCGCAATACAAAGACCCCTATGACCGCATTGAAGAGCACCTCCAAAAGTACAAACAGTCTGTCGCTATGTTCGACCAGGGTGGTGACTTGATTGGTGTTCGTAAACTCCAGGCTAAATATCCCGGTAGAGTGTTCCTCTGTTGGTACCGTAAGGATAGGAAATCAGTTGATATGGCTACTTGGGGAACCTCTCAGGAATATGGCAAGGTAATTATTGACCGTAACCGCCTATTAACCCTCATCGTCGAACAAATGCGTGATACTGGTCGCATCCGTCTTAACGGCTCCCCTGAAGAATGGGAGGAGTTTGCCTCACACTTTGGCTATATCTACCGAGAGCAAGTTAAGACCAAGGAACTCAAGGACAAAGACGACAAATCCCTCTATGGCTCTGAGTACGTTTGGAAAAGAAACGGCCCTGACCACTTCGTACACACTCTAGCCTATGCCTATATCGGTTTCCAACGCTTCGGTGGAGGACAGGCCGCAGTTATATCAAACAGTCTTTCTCAGTTTCCTAAAGGACTTCAAGGACAGGAGGGATACATCCCTCACACTGCCTTTGAGACACACAAGTTTGAGCTGTGAAAATAGACCATACAATTTTCATTTAATGAATATACTATAATACTATGGCTGATTCCTCAGACCCTTTTGCATTAAACATCAGCGGTGTAGCTGACCTGGTTAATAGCAGTACTAACAAATCCCCGGAGAACTCTGGTGAGTCTCCTGAAGGCCCGCAAGGTGAGCGTGTCGGTGCGCTTGGTCTTTCGATGTCCGATACGGAACTCCTTAAACTCCGAAACGAGTGGGAGAAGCAGTACGCTCCCTACGAAACAAAGTACAAAGAAATCTGCGAACGAAATAAGGAGTCGTATATCGGTAAACGAGCTTCTGGACAGTGGCTGACTGATAACGACCTCCCTATTGCCGCTAACCTTCAGTTTGAGGCCGAAGAAACCTTCCTTGCTGCTGCCCTCTCAAAGAACCCAGAGCCAGTAGTCTATTCTGACGACACTCCAGAAGGTGACGCAATCGCTAAATCTGTCCGGGTAATGCTCCAATACCACGCTGACCAGCTTATTTTGAAGCGAAAACTATCTTTAATGGTACGTCAATGGTCTATATACCACCTTGGTGTGATGAAACATGGCTGGAACGGTCAAGTGAACGACGTAACCATTGAAAACCGCAAGATACAAGACTTTATATTCGACCCTAAAGGCTATGTTGATGCTTATGGTGACTTCATCGGCTACTGTGGTGAACGTATTAAGGTAACAGCTGAGAAACTGGCTGACTTATTCCCGAAGCACAAGACTGCTATTGCTGAATCCGTCAAAGGCGAGATGGGAACCCCTGTAACCTACACCGAATGGTGGAGTGCTGACGACTCTTACTCTTTCATTACCTACCAGGAGATTGTCTTAGACAAGTACAAGAACCCGTACTTCAATTACGAACAGCCAGTCTTGACTCCTGATGGTCAACCAATGGAAGGCATGATGCAGGAACCAAAGAACCACTTCGCTGTAGCTAAAAAGCCGTATACCTTCCTCTCCGTCTTCTCTCTCCAGGAACAGCCACACGACATTACCTCTCTCGTAGAGCAGAATATTCCAAACCAGAACCGTATCCGCCGCCGAACCGAACAAATCGACTACAATACGAGTGCTGCAAACAACTCATACGCTTTTTCTGGCAATAACTTTAACGAAGAGACTGCCAAGCAAGCTGCTGAAGCGCGTCGCAAGGGTAATCCAATCTTAGTGCCTTCAGGTGCTCCTATGGGTGAGGCTATTATGCCTCTAAATGCCCAGGATATGCCTCGTTCAGTGTTTAGTGAACTAGAGATAGCCAAGACAGATTTACGCCAGTCCTGGGGCATTATGGGCATCACTACGCAGCCCGCTAACGAAGACACGACTGCTCGTGGTCAAATCTTAAACCAACAAAACGACTCAACCCGTATCGGTGGTGGAATCGGTAATTCAATTGAACAGGTTGCCGACAATATCTTTAACTGGCTCGTACAGCTCTACTACGTCTTCTACGATGAAGAACACTTTGCTGCCGTGATGGGTACAAGTAAGTCATTGGAGTATGTGACTCTTAGTAACGCCCAGCTCAACACCCCACTTCTCGTTTCCGTATCACCTGACTCCTTACGGCCTCGTGACCAGATTACTGAGATTAACTTGGCCCAGGCGCTGTTTGATAAAGGTGCTATCGGCCCGAAGACCCTCTTAAAGATGCTGGCCTTCCCAAACCCTGACGAAGCTGCTGCTGATGGAGTCCTCTATAAGATTGACCCAATGGCCTACCTCCAGCTCAACTTCCCAGACTTCGCCCAGCAGATGCAAATGGCCCAGCAACAGCAACAAATGATGCAAGCACAGGGAAACATGCAAGCCGGTATGAACCCTGACGGCACTGCTCCAGAAGCAACTACCGAGCCAGAACAAAACCTAGCCCGAAATCCCGCAGATGCCGGACTAAACCAAGTCCAGTTACCACCAATGTAATCTATTAATATGAGCTCACACTTAGGTAAAGCAATTAAAAATAAAGTTACTAACGCCGTAGGCACAGCGATTGCAGCTCCCGCTATTGCTAAAGGCGCTATTAGCAGTGCTATTTCAAACCACAAGTACAACAAAACCGTTGGTATGCGCAACTTTAAAAACCGTACTGACGACAGTAATAAGTACCGTAGTACCAGTTACTGGGCTAAAAACAAAAATTAACATACACGTATGTCTCATCTTAAAGAGTACATCAAAGAGGAAAAAGAAGGAGCTAAGGACTATAAGAAAATGGCCTTAAAAGCCGCCCTGGAAAAGAAAATCTTTAAAGGGATGTCCAAAGACGAAGCCTCTCACGCTAAAAAGCTGAAAAAGATGGAGATGGCTGAGAAAGATTAATACCCCCGTTTGTAAGGCAGTTCGGATGAATAAGCCTGAATTTACTTAAAAGTCCTAGAAATAGGCAATTAATCTTGAAAAAGATATGCCAGAAGAAAAAAACTTTCTCGATGAGTTTAACCAAAAGCAAGAAGACCCATTCGCTCATTTCAACCAGGAACCAACGCCTGAAACGGCACTAGAGGAACCAGTTGAAGAGGGGATTCCAAGCGACCCAGAGCCGAAGAACCGCCGAGAACGACGACTAATGGAAAAGCTTCAAAGCGAACGAGAGTCATCAATTGCTCTCGCTGCCAAACTAGACGCTATCACTCAGTCACAATCCTCTCGAACGGAACAAGCTCAGTTTCTCGATGTAGCGGAACGTATTTACGGGACGCAGACACCAGAACTGCGGGAAGCAACGGAGCTGCTAAAGACCGCGCTCTTAGGAGCGAAGGATGAAGCAAAACGGGAAGCTCTTGCAGAATGGCAGAACCTCAGACAGTCAGAGCAGCAAGCCGTTTCTTCTGCGGAAAGACGTATTGATGAAATGTTGGAAAACATTGAAGACCAACGGAACATAGACTTATCTGACAGCCCACATCGTGCTGGATTTCTGAAGCTTTTAGAGAAAATGTCTCCAAAGGATAGTGAAGGTAATATCACTGAATATGCCGACCACTACGCCGTTTGGGAACTCTATGAAGGTCAGATTAAAAAGCCGGTCAATCCTGCAAAGGAAGTAGCCGCTAGAACGATGACCCAGGGGACTGCTTCAGGTAATTCACCCCTTAACAACGATGTCCATGAGCGATGGCTCCGTGAAAATGGCATCATTTAAAATTAAATTATCATGCCTCCAGGATTGAATATTACAACCACAACCAACCAGTATCTCGCACCAGCATGGGTAGACCAGATTCTCCGTGACAACTACTTTTTCGGCAAAGTAATGCAGAAGACAAAGAAGTGGAACGGTGCTCAAATGCTCTTCCCAATCAAGTACCAAAAAGGTACAGCGACGGTAGCGTTTAACGGGTTTGACCTCCTCCCAATCACACAGCAACCAGTATCTGTAAACACGACTTTTTACGCTTCATTTACGGCTACTAACGTGGCATTGGCAGGAACAGACCTCTCTATTAACGACACCCAGCTTGCAACCCTCAACCTGATGAAGACCACTATGGAATCACGCGCACAAGATGCTGCTGACGACATCGGTAACTTCCTCCAGGGTGACGGTACAGGCTTCGGTGGCAAGGCTCCTATGGGTCTTTCTGGTATCGTTGACAACGGTACAACCCTAGCTAACTACGGTGGTCTCTCACGTGCAACCTACTCTGGCCTTAACGCTACAGTAACTGCATCAAGTGGAACTATCTCTTTGGTAAAAGTACGAACACTTTGGAACTCTATCTCTGACGGCCCTGTTATCCCTGATTTCATCATCACGGACTACACTACTTGGGGATACTTTGAACAACTCCAGACTCCGTTCCAGCGCAATAACATGGACTTTAGTGCTAGTGGCCGAACCGTCGCACAGACTTCAGGCTACAGTGAACAGCGATGGGATGGTATGGTTATCAGTCGAGACAAGAAGGTTACAACTGGTAACTTCTACATGCTCAACATGAACTTCATGGACTGGTACGCGCTCAAGTACTTTGATGGTACTCGTGTGTCTCCAAAGGCTAACAAGATTGAAGGTAACGTGTACGGAGAGAGTATCTACGCTCCAGGTGATGCTTTCACATGGACAGGTATGATTCGTTCATACAACCAAGGTGCAGTTAACGGCTTTATGGTTCTCGGTGGACAGCTCGTGTCTACAGCTCCATTCCGTCAAGCTGTGCTCACAGGTGTCACAGGTGTTTAGTTGTTAGTAGCTTAATTATAAGAATACTATGACTCAATACCTCGAAGACTTCTTTCCGCCAATTCAGTCAGCTGGCCTTAACACTTTGGAAGCTGTGACAGCTCCAAGCGTTGCGGTAACAGGAACGGTAACGGCAGAGAGTGGAACAGCTGTCCCAGCTTCAGCTGGTGCAGTAGCAGCCGGAGCCCCAGTAACAATGTTTAGTAATGGCCCATCTTTGTACGTGACATCAGATGTACCTGCCTTCTCAGCTGTTAAGGGTTCTATCTGCATCAACACCGCCGGTTCAGGAGTTGCAAACCGACTCTACGTGAACAACGGAACAACTAACTGGGTAGCAATTTCAACTGCTTCTTAGTAGCTATGCCGCCTGTCTTGTTTGCCTTTCACTTCGGGGTCAGGAGAATGAGCAGGGAATTAGTCAATTAAATTAAAAAATTATGTCGCACATTTCACAACGAGCTGCTGTAGGCCCACTCGCTCTCGTAGCAAACGGAGCATTTCAGACTTCAACAGACACTTCACTCGCTACTCTCGTAGGTACTCGTTTCGATACCTCAGATGGTCGTGAAGTGACACTCGTACTTAACGGTGCAGTTGCATTGGTACCAGGTGTTATGACACAAGATGCTGCTGTTGTTCCTAACCACCAAAACCTCGCTGTTACTGCGTACCAGGCATACTCTGCTAACGGTAACGTACCAGCAAAGGTAACTGTAACTCTTGGAGCTACTGCTGCTACAGCTAACCAGTACGCTGGTGGATATGTAGTTGTAAACGATAACAACGGTGAAGGTCAGACTTTGCGTATTGCAAGTCACCCAGCTGCTGCGCTTTCAGCTTCATTAGTTCTTACCCTTGAAGATGGTGCTAACACAGCTATCACAACAGCCTCAGAGGTATCCCTCGTGTCTGCTCATGGTGCTGATGTTATTATCCAGCCAACAACTGTAACAAATGCTCAGGTAGGTGTTACACTTAGTCCTATTGCTGCTGCTGCTTACGGATTCGTAGTCTCACGTGGACTCGTATCTTGCCTCGCACAGGGAGCTATCGGAGTTGGTCTTGGTATCAGTATCGGTTCTGTCGCTGGTGCAGTAGCTGTTGCAGCTGCTACCACAGCTCGCCTCGGCTTTGCAGCTCAGGCTGGTGTAGACACAGAGTACCGCGTCGTATACGTAAACATTTAAGCTTGTCCCCTCTGTCCCCTTTTTGGGGGTAGGGATGGGCACACTTAGACCCTCCACCATAGATAATATGGTTAGTAATCTGATAAAGATATGTTTGATGATAAATCAATAATGAAGTACGAAACGACGCTCCCAGAAGACTTTACTGGTATCTTCTACTTCACCAATTGGACTGACGCTGAATTTACTGGAACGTGGGGAGGTAAAAAGTATATTTATCCAGCGCAAACGACTTCACCGATGATTATCCCGGAGCACTCTCCGCTTGAAGTACAGTACATCCGCAAGAAGTTTGCTAAAGATTTGGCTGAAGGAGCGTATTACACTTCTGACGCCTACGGTAAATTACTAAACCAGGAGCGTAACTCTGACGGCTCACCTCGCCTTAACGGTATGCACTCAGCCGGTACTTATTCACTCGACCAACTAGCTCCATTTATTCAGCGCTGTCTTGAACCGTTGCCAATTTCTAAAGCGTTAGTTAAAGACGATAAAAAGTCACCAATGGAAGATAATTTATCCCGTAACGAAGAAGGAGAACTTAACACCACCGCTTTCGGCGTTAAAGACAACGTAAACCTACGAGAAAAAGCTCTCAAAGCATAATATGGCAATGCGACTGCTTCCAAAACAGGAAATTTCAGTCCTTCAAGCGAGTAAGAAGCGTGTAGAAATCGACGAAGGACTCAAATTAGCTCGAAGAATAGACTCTTTACGGGAAATAGCAGCATCAGAGGAGGCTTCACTAGCCTCTTTTCGTGCTTCTACCCTCAAGGCTATCCAAGTAGACATAAAAAAGATAGAGAATGAGCGTAATAAGGTGTTAAACGAGGTAAAAAGCCTCCGAAACGAACTAGAAGAAAGTACAAAAGTGCTCGATATACGTGAAGAAGCCCTTATAGACTACGAAACACAGCTAAATGAGCGTGAAAATGAGATTTTGGCACACCTTGGATTACTTAGAATAGCCTTAGATGAGCTCAGAAAACAGTCAAAACGGAGTAGTGAATTGTACCAAAAGACAGTATCCACTATTGCTTTAGTAGATGAATATCGGTCTGCTACTTCTAATATGTATGACGAAGCTAAAGCGTACTTGTCCCAGGTATTTAAAATCTATGAGTCGGCTGTTTCCTTAGAGGAAAAGATTGAAAAAGAGCTAAGAGATAGGGATATAGCTGTTGCATCCAGAGAGCGCGATATTATTATTAGAGTAGAGCATCTTGACACTATGGCTGAAAACCTGCGTGCCAAGGAACTACAGATTATTGACCGTGAAAAGACTCTGGAACGTGAAGTTACTCGACTAAAGAAAAAATATGGTTGACGCTACAGCAATTTTATCCCAAAGCACTAACCCAACAAATACACCGGCTATTGCATCGGCAGCTACTGCGCTGGCGGCTAACGCTCGGCGAACACAATGGTCTATTCAAAACCTGGGGACTAACCCCTTGTTTGTTCGACTTGGTACAGGTTCGTCTTCTACAGTGTTTCACGTGGTGTTAAAGGCCTCTGTTGTACAAGACGATGGTACTGGAGGAATTATGAGTCAAGATGTCGGAGCTATCTACTGTGGAGAAATTACTATCTCTGGAACAAGTCCACGGTATACAGTATTAGAGATGAGTAACTAATATGAACATAGATAATTCAAGTACAACAGTAGTTATAGATGCTAAATCACAAGCTGCTATAGATGCAGTCCGTGACCGTATTACTTTACTTGACAGTGAAAATGCTCGCTTGACTAAACTTAAATCTGTACTGGATGATAGTGTTCGTAAAATTGAAGCTGACCTAGCCTACAAAACTACTCTCTTAAAGGAAATAGACGGTAAGATTGAGGTATCAACTGTCACCTTAAATGACGCTATTGCTTCTGAAGTAGAAGTTCGTAACGCTGTGGAAGAACTCCAAAAGACAGAGGAGCAAATTAAACGTGACCTAGATGAACAAGCTACTGCTATCATTGAACGAGAGAAGGTAGTCCGAGCCCAAGAAGCCGACATGAAGGTTCGTATGGATATTTTCTTAGACCGTGAAGTACAACTAGATGCAGACACTATTGAAATGGGTATTAAAAAGAACGCTATCTCTACGCTTCTAAAACAACTATGAGAACAGAACAACCAGGAGTAACAGCCTTTACAGAGCTTTCAGATGTACCTCACACGTACGCTACTTTTGGCGGTGATGTTCTTGCAGTTAAGATGACGGAAGACGGAATCGAATTTACAACAGGTGGCGGTGGCGGTGGAGTATCTGTTTCATACGAGACAGTCTCAAAAAACCTTGCCGCAAGTGACGCTGTGCTCTCATACACAGGAGATAATCTAACTTCTATTGCTTATTTTAATGGCATAACTAAAACTCTTAATTACACAGGAGATAACCTTACTAGTGTAGTCCTTTCTGGAAGTACACCGGGGGGGATAGATTTAGTAAAAACTCTCTCTTATACAGGGGACACTTTAACAGGAGTAACTTATTCGTAACAATTATATATGTCAAAATCAAACGCTTCAGAGAACGCATTACTTCAATTGTTTTTCAACAACGTAGATTTCGCCACAGTAGGTGACGCTGCTGGTTTACAGAACTCTGCCGCAGCTGGTTCGTTCTACATTTCCCTACACACAGCAGACCCAGGAGAAGCTGGCGACCAAACTACAAGTGAAGCCACATACACTAACTACGCGCGTGTAGCTGTGGCTCGTACTGTAGGAGGATGGACTGTTTCTGGCTCTACAGCAACCAACGCAGCTCAGATTAGTTTTCCTCAATGTGGAGTAACGGGTAACACTATTACTTATGTTGGTATCGGAACCGAAATTTCTGGTGCTGGAGTGCTCATGTATTCGGGTGCCTTAAACTCATCTCTTGCTGTAGCCCTCAACATTACTCCCCTCTTTGCTGCTACAGGATTAACCGTAACTGAGGATTAAAATATGGAACCAGAAATTAAAGAAGAAACAGAAAAGTTAGGTGAACCTATATACGTAGAGATGAACGCTGTCGTACACGGAAAAGGTGACGTAAATTAACATGAGTATTGCCAACACCAAACAACTAATAGAGTGCGAACTTGAAGGCCGTGTTCGTAACTACGTGTGGAGAAAAACACCTTCACAGGTTACTTCTGCTGGTATTTGGTTTGATACGTCCATGAGTCCCGGCAACCCTCCGGCTCAGTATTTCATCGGTAGTATTCTAAATGCTACTGTCTTATCTCGCTCAACTGATGGAGGATTACAGCATGGTGCAAACGTATCACCCAGTACTAAGTACTTACGCTCGATGACTTCAATGACTTCAACTGCCCTTGGTTTGCCAATGCCAATCATATTGAGTGATTACTTAATGTGTTACCCATTTGTTGATATGTCTGTCACTGACCAACAGGATATGGTAAACACAAACACTCTCACTCGCTACACAGACGGCAAAGGAGTACAGGTAATGGCTATCCTGACAAACGCTGGTGTTGGTGGACAGTCATTTAATTTTACTTACACAAATAGTGAAGGTGTGTCAGGAAGAATATCGAAAACAGTGATTATGAACACAGCTACAGCTATTGGTTCAGTGATTACTAGTTCAACAAACGCTTTGAACCAGTCAGGTGCTCCTTTTATTGGACTACAGGGTAATGACAGTGGAGTAAGAAGTATTGAATCTGTTACAATGTTAGGAGCAGACGTAGGATTATTCGCACTTGTATTAGTCAAGCCTTTATTTCGGACAGCAATTAATGAAATCACAGCACCGTATGAAAAAGATGTTCTTTTAATTGGTGGAGACATCCCACGCATATACGACGATGCTTTCTTAGCTATGCTGGTGCTTCCAAGAAGTGGTTTAGCAACAACAGCATTGGTTGGAGATTTAAAAGTAGTATGGGATTAACATTTAATTTATAAAAATATGGCTGGATTTTCATCAAGTGACGCAATCGTAAACGCTCTTACACAAGGGCAAACATTCAAAACAAACTGGACAAAGCAGTTTAACCCAACTACTGCCGCAGTGGCTGGTGAGGTGCATACACTATTTCGTGGTAACGGTAATCCAGGGGCGGATGCCCTGTTCAATACTGGTTCTTCTCTAGTATTCCAAGCGGTTAAAGACAACACAACCAACGCATCTTCAATGCAACATGGTGGAAACGTACAGCCTACATTCTATAAGTCTCTCGCTGCTGCTTCAGCGGTAACTTCAGCGGCTACTACAGTCCCCGGTTGGTTGGTGCTTGTGGACGTTGTTGGTTTCTACCGTAAGACTCCAATCACCTCTATTCTTGCTGATGCTACCACAAACACACTTGGACAATCTGACACATTTACAGCCGCAGTCACCGATATTTGTACTTACACATCAACTGCAAACTTCCCGTCAAATATCCTTGTAGGAACCCGTGTGCGTTTGACCACTACAACAACTCTCCCCGCCCCACTAGCTACCGCTACCGACTACTATGTGATTAGATTAAGTGATACAACATTTTCACTTGCAACTACTTACGCCAACGCTATTGCAGGTACCGCAATCGACATTACCACAACAGGAACGGGTACACATACGATTACATGGTTACTTCCTCGGTACACTAATGGTGCTGGTGTACAGGCGTTTTACTTTAATAGTAACGCTACAGCCCTTGGAGCAGCTACTCCTAACCTTTCTCTTGGTTACACCAACTCAGCACAAGTCGCAGGACGAGCAACCCCAACCATTCTTCCGTTAGGAAAGACCGCTGCTTCAAATAGCCTTGTGCTTTACTCTGGTGCCTCTGGTGCTGGTAAATACAACTACACCATGCCACTCCAATCAGGTGACGCTGGTATTGCTGAAATCAATACAATCCAAAACTCTTCATCATACGTATCTGGAGAATATTCTGTAGCAATGGTGAAAGAAATAACTCGTGTACCTCTCAACGTACTAGGGCAAGCTGCGGAACGTAACCTACAGTTTGATTACCCATCACTACCTCGTATCTATGATGGTGCTGCTCTTTACTGGATGTACATGAGTTCAACCACTACTCCAGCTAACGCCACCTTCTCAGGAGACCTCACCTTTATTTGGAATTAAATGTTACTTAATAACTACTCAGTTAGAAATGCCAACCAAAGCCGTTCACTCGGTGGCAACTTAGACCCAACGTACAACTACAATCTGAATAAGATGATGACGTTTTACGTGGGTGATAACAACGTAGTTAATGTAACAGACCGAATGTCTCAACCAGGCTCAGGCTATAGACCACCATACAGTCTTGTATTAGCTCCAAAAGAAGGTGGAATGAGTGTTTATGTTCCTGGAACAGGCACTGTAGCGGGGACAGGTATAGAAGGGCTTTTTGGGACAGCAGACTTAACTGGAGAAGGCACCGTATCAAACGCAGCAGCTGGCTTGATTGTAGAAATGATTGCCTCCCTTGTTGGCTCTGGTTCGCTTACAGCCAATATATCAGGGCAACTAACTGCTATCGCAAACTTAGTCGGTTCTGGTGATTTAACCGCTGCTGCTGGGGCTTTGGCGGGAATGGTTGCAAACCTTACTGGTGAAGGCACCCTCACTGCTAGTCAAGAGGCTTTAGGAGAAATGACCGCCGCCATCTTTGTAAACCAATCTCAAGCCCAGGTAGAGGAAATTGTTGCCGCTGTGTGGAACGCCTTTGCAGCAGAGTACAATGTATCTGGTACGATGGGAGAGAAGCTTAACGGTGCTGGTTCTGCTGGCGACCCGTGGACTACTGACCTCGCCCCGTATGTAACGGCTGGAACTGCTGGTAAGATATTAAAAGATGCTAAAGCTAAAGCTGCTCTTGCAGCATCATTAAGCGCATAACATCATGGCAAACGCTAAACGAGATGACAACAACGTACCAAGTATACTCGGAGTTCTTAACTCTGACGGCTTAACAGTCGAACCTGTGAAAATAAACCCTGCAAACCATGCTCTTTCGGTAGATAATGATATTACAGGAAGTGACAATGGCCCTGACCGAGCACTCAGAGATGAAAACTTTGTTACTACATTACTGGCTGTCTCTGATGCCGACGGAACTACCCCCATATCACTCTACGTGGATTCTAATGGCAAACTTTTAATAGACGAAACATAATATGGCTGATGCGAAACGAGATAATAACTTTGTAACTACCCTGCTTGCGGTATCCTCCGTAGACGGGGTTACGCCTGTTACGTTATATGCTAATCCAACTACGCACCGTCTTTTAGTTGACTTGGCTGGTAGTGGTTCTGGTACAGTTACTTCTGTTACTTCTGCAAACGCAGATATATCTGTAGCCACAGGTACAACAACTCCCGTTCTTACTTTAAACAGTGCAACACTGCCAACAGTAAGTACTATTGTAAAACGTGATGCTAACGCTAATATCTTTGCAAATAACTCATTTCTTAATACCACATCTACGGTTTCTGCTGCGGGCACAACTGTTCTAACGGTAGCCAGTTCTCACAACCAATACCTTACAGGCTCATCAACTCAGACATACCAACTACCAGACGCCACAACCCTCGCTCTTTCACAGACATTTACCTTCAATAACAATTCTAGTCAATCACTCACTATTACTAATGCTGGTGCTGTTTCTCAGTATGTTATTCCAGCTGGGGGTTCTGTGCAGTGTTTTGTGACTAGCATAGGTTCGGCTAACGGTTCATGGGATTTTCATGCAATGGCACCAGCTACCGTAACATGGGGTTCAGGAGTGACAGGACTTGTAATGAACTCTGTTCTCAGTACAACCCCAGCCATTTCAGCAGGTGCATCTAGTGCCACAGCCCCATCTTTCATCCCCCAACGAGGCACTTTAACTACAGGATACGGAGGAGATGCTACTAACCTTTACGGTATAATTGGCGGAGCAACAGCTTTCACGGCAACAACAGGTGGAGACTTTAGTGTAGTGGGGGCTCTTTCAGCTGGCTCAGGAGCAGGTAATGGTACAGTAAAATCAAATGGTAACTTTGACCTCATACTCCAAACAGGTAATGCTACTACAGGAAATATAACTATCGCTGATGGGGCTAATGGAAATATAACAATTACACCTAACGGTACTGGTAATATTATTGCTCAGACAGACACACTATCTATTACAGATGATGCTTCCTCTAACTATATAGATTTTTACGTACTACCCACCTATGTAGCTAACTATTATGAAGATGTTTCTTCCGGGAGTTACATAGATATGCGGGTTGAAGACTCAGACACACACCTAGAGTTATCTGACACAAACACAGGGGGAACTGGCCCTAATGTAAGCCTTTACCATAATTCTGCCAGTCCAGCCGCAAATGATGTTGTTGGTAGTCTCTCTTTTTACGGAGAAGACAGCGCAGGAAATAAGCAAGAGTATGGTCGTATATCTACTCGTATTGACGACACAACTTCTACTTCGGAAGATTCCACATTGTTTTTGTACAATGTGGTTGCTGGCTCTTTAGGTAATGCCGCCTTAGCACTTACTGCTGGTGCGGTAAGACCAGGAGCTAATGACGATAGGTCTTTAGGCACTTCTACAGTTGGTTGGTCCGACCTATTCCTAGCAGAGGGAGGAGTAATAAACTGGGATAACGGTGACGCTACTCTTACACAAGTTGGTAACGATGTAACGCTTGCTGGTGCCAGTCTTACCGCTCGTATCAAGCCGCGTACAGGTACAACCACTTCAAGTGCTACCCCAACCATTAACACTGATGATGTTGACTTCTACTCTCTTACAGCTCAAACAGTAGACATCACTTCGTTCACCACCAACCTTTCAGGTACACCTACTGATGGCCAAAAGCTGTGGATTGCTATTACAGGTACAGCCGCACGAGCTATCACCTGGGGGGCTACATTTGAAAACGGGCCAGTCGCATTACCAACCACCACAGTGACTACCACAAGACTAGACGTAGCGTTTATTTGGAACGCAGTCACGAGTAAATGGCGCTGCGTAGCAAGTGGTTCAACAGTATAATTAAACTAATATGTCAGAAATAAACATTAAAATTACCGCACAACCAGCCGACTTTGATACCTTTGCTGACGAACTGGGGTACTTAACTGAAGTACTTAAAACTCCAGAAGAACTAGCTCTTTTAGTGGAACCTATATCTATTCAAGACCGCCTTAAAGCTAATCCACAGACACGTATGCAGTACGTTGAGGAGTACCTTAAAAACGTAACGATTCAAGAGCTGTATCGTAAAAAGGCGGGTGTTATTGACTCGCAAGTAAACGCTACCAAAGAAGCTGAAAAAGCAGCATTAAAGGTGGGTATCACGAGTGCTGTTGGTGTAACTTCACAGGTGTAGTATGGCACTATCTCGTTATAACTTTACTAAAACAGGTGATGGCGGTGCATCCGACCCCAGGGCGTTCAACTTTGATGTTGGCAGTGGCTCCAACCGTATATTGTTGGTTTTTGGGTTGTACTTTAATGCGGGAGGTACTGATATTCTTTCAAGTATCACTTACAACAGTGTAGCAATGACAAAAGTAAACGCCGTTGACAACACGTCTAACGCTTACTACACATCAATGTGGTATTTAATAAATCCCACAAGTGGAACAAATAGCATTTCGGCTGATTTTTCTGCTGTACCATTAGGGAGTTGGTTTGTCGCTGTTTCATATGACGGTGCATTGCAGTCTGCTCAACCAGATACATCGGGTGGTGTATCAAGCAGTACTGCCAGTTACACAATCAACACTACAACAACAGTAGATAATGATTTCTTAATTGGTTACAGCGCTGGAAACCGTCCAACTACCGCAGGAGCAAACGCTACAGCCGTGACAACTTTAGACGGACTAGGAGACTTATATGAACACAGCTCAAATCCTCTGACTCCAGCTGGAGCTAAATCAATGACTATCAATCAAACTACTGGCTCACATAATGGGTATCATTGGATAAGTATTAAACCTGCTGCAACTAGTGGAGCTAACACCACTAATTTCTTTGCAATGATGTAATTATATGAGCTGGCGCAACCAAGAAACCGATGAAGGACAGGACATCATTTACGATGGTGTTGAGTTTGGTATTGCCCCATCTCCAACTAAAGGAACCGCTAATATTCAGAACGCTAACATTGCTACTCTTTCAGGTGAAGTACTAGCTTCGTATACCCGTGTAGCCCAACAACCCTTAGCTATTACTGATGGAACATTGACTCCTGACGGGGCTACTAACTTTACTGGCCCGTCTAATCTACAAGTAGGGCAGTGGATTAACGTCACAGCGTCTAGTGTTACGTCTATCTCTACAACTACTACTCCTACTACAGTATCGGTTGACTACTTAATTGTGGGTGGCGGTGGTGCTGGTGGTACTGTATCTGGTACAAGTGCAGCCGGTGGTGGTGGTGGTGCCGGTGAAGTCATTGAATCGTCAACTAGTATCGCGGTAGGTACGTATGCGGTTACTGTAGGTGAAGGTGGTGATGCTTCTTCAAATACAATTGTCTCGTCAATCGATGATGGTACTTCATCATCTATAGCTGGTATTGATACGGCTGTAGGAGGTGGTGGAGGAGGTTCTTCTAGTGGTTCTTATATTGATGGCCGGGCAGGAGGTTCAGCCGGAGGTGGTGGTGGTAATTCAACCACTGCTGGTGTTGGTGGAACTGCTACTGCTGGAAATGACGGTGGTGATGGTTCTGCGACTACAGCCGGAGGTGGTGGTGGTGGTGGTGCTGGGGCTGCTGGAGCTAATTGGACTACTGGTGCTGGTGGTGACGGTGGTGACGGTGTTCAAAGCTCTATTTCTGGAGTTGCTGGTACTTATTACGGAGGTGGTGGTGGGGGCGGATACGAAGGGGGTATCTACCCTGCTGGTTCTGCTGGTTTAGGTGGTGGCGGTGCTGGTGGTGAAGCCGCAGCAGGTACAGCAGGTACAGCTAACACGGGAGGAGGAGGTGGTGGAGCCGGTGGCGATTCTGGCACGTATGAAGGTGGTGATGGAGGTTCAGGAGTTGTAATTGTTTCATATGTAACTGGAACGTGTATAGCTATTGGAGGGATTATTACTTATACCAATACAAATACTATCCATACTTTTAATGAGAGTGGAGCATTTCGAGTACTTGCTCTACCTAAAACAAACCAATACTACGTTTCATATAAAAGTGGTACTACATATAAACTTTCTTCTAAATTTGACCCAACAGGAGCCAACGCTTTAACTCATGGAACTACAGGCTCTATCACCTTTAGTACGGTGGCTGTACCTAATAGTATGATTGCTAAATGTGTAGAAAAGTACACTACGGCTACTACTACGGAATACCGCTATTACATTTTAGATGTTAATGGATACGTATGGTTGTGGGATACGGCTATTTATGGCACATATGGAACACAGTGGATGTTGCCTGACCCAATGAGCTATAGTACATTTGGTATCACTGGAATTTCCACCCTGAACGGAATGTTATTACATACTGGACTTCTGTTTATCTTTGCTAAACCAACAGTTAATTTAGGCACTATTCTCTCGGTACTTCTTGGTTCTGGAATGAACGAAGTATTCCCAACTAGCCGTAAACCAGCCATACAAAGTAATCAGGGTAAGGTGTACTACTGCGATGGTAACTATATTGGTGAAGTATTTGCTACCACATCACTAGTTACAAGTATCGCCAATATTCAATCAATGTGCACGTATACAGCTAGTGGCACTACGGGGACTATTAGTTCAATTATTGCTGGTTCGCTTCCTTATTCACCAGACGGGACACGTATTCCTGTAGTGTTCTTTACTGATGTCTATGGAACGCAACCTACCAATGTGATAATTGGGACAGTGTATTACTTAGATTATAATGTAGATGCTGGCACTTTTATCGCCTACACTACTTTAACTGGTTTTTCTCCTAAAACATTAGACACAGGAGCTATAGGAACTCAGTACTTTACTACGTTTTGGCCATTTGGTTCTATTTCAGGAGCAGGAGGTAGTGAACCTCTCGTTCAATTAAGTACCCAGCGTGTAAACCTCCCAGCTAATGAAACAGCTCAGTGTCTCGCCGAAGTAGGTAACACAGTTCTTATTGGAGGCCGTACTAATCTTATTTACCCTTGGAACCAGATAGATGCGATACCATCTGACTTTATTGCCCTACCTGAAAATGATATTAAGGTAATCGTGAATGTTAACAACATGGGCTATGTCTTTGCGGGTAACAAAGGTAACGTCTACATCACGAACAACAGTGTGGCTTCTCTTGCCTTAAAGGTGCCTGACTACTGTGCTGGTGTACCAGGAACCCCACTTACTTACATCGAACCCCTCTTTACTTGGGGTGATGCTGACTATATCCGTGGCCGGGTGTACTTCTCAATCCTCGACCAAACTGCTACGAAAGCGGGTAACTGTGGTGGTATCTGGTCATTTATTCCATCACAGAACATCGACCCATCACAGGAGGTTGGTATGGCACTACGCCTCGAAAACCAACAGTCATACGGTGATTACGATGGTTACGCGACTATTATCCTCCCAGCCTTAGAACAAGATGTAACTTCCCCGCAATACTGGGCAGCGTGGCAGGATAGCTACTCTACTGGTACATCTAGTTTTGGTATTGACGGCACAGGAACAGTGCCAGTAACAACCTACGTTATAGAGACTGACTTAATCCCAACCGGAACCATTCTCTCAAAGGATACCTATACTCAACTTGAATATAAACTCTCTACAGCCTTGCAATCTGGTGATAGTGTACAATTGTACTACCGACTCGATAGTACATCTGCCTGGACAAGTTGTGGTACTGCCAATACTGAGACTACCTTCCCTATTTCTGGCTACTACGAAATGGCTTTTCAGAAGACCCAGTGGATTCAATTCCGCGCTGTAGTGACTACAAGTGGCACAACTGCATCGTCATTTGTCCGCCTGGCACAAATAATGCTCCGCTAATATGGGACAGTTAGATTACCAAGGTAGCAATAAAGGAATAAGTGAAAGTTCTATCCGACGGATAGTTCAAGAAGAATTAAAGCGTTCTCAAGGAGCGAGCCGTTTTCAAATTAACTCCATTCCCAACCATTCCCATAATGGAGTAGATAGCTTGCAGATTAAACAGGAGAATATTGTGCCTAGTTTGAATACAGCCGGTTCAATCACTATGGGTACGCAGGGTGCTACTTATACCATAAATCTTACAAGTAATTTTACTCCCTCTAATATACTTGCCTATGGAGTAGTTACTGACCAGGTAACAGATGGTATTAGATGTCATACTATTGGTTCTGCTCAATTAACTAACGGATTTTATCTCCAGCCAGAGTCTTCTCGTTCAGTTAAAATGGGTGGGCCAGAGTATCCTTTTCCAACCGCCCAACCTGATGGCACAGACAAAACTGTACCTATTCAGGGTAGTAGCTTTATGTATTGTGACGACCCAAATGACGAGTTTAAGGCAGGTGTGAGTGAAGACCACCTCGTAGACGTATACGTCGGTAGCGCCATCTCTGATATTCGAGCCCGTGTAACTGTAGTAGATTTTAGTAAAACAAGTGTAAAACTATATGTGCCATACCTCGAAACAAACTGGAGGATTATAGTTAACTATGTAATCACATAATATGAAAACTTTTACCCAATTAGTTAACCTAGCTACCAATCTTTCAAACAACACTACCTCAGCTAACTCATCACTCATGGGTCAGCTTATTAGTGACCAGCACCGCTACTTGGTACAGAAGTATTTTGATAATGAACGCACCTACTCTACCCTCACGATTGGAGCAGAGGATTTGACTGTGACTATTGCACCCGCTAATGCAGCTACTTCAGCTACTCTTTCTACCGCCTGGACTAACCAGACCGTACAGCAGTTAGTTACTTTTGATAACTCAGAACAACGTAATGTAAAGTTTAGTCAAGGCTCTACCGCTATCACCTGGCAACCACCACTCACTTCAGCGTGTACTACCACCGCTATCTCAACTATTGGTGTACAAGCCTACCCAATCCCAGCATCTATCTCAAAGATTAAAAACAACACTATCTCTGTAGGTCAGCTTCAATTTACTCCAGCTCCAGTACGGACTATCCAGGAGTGGACAATGATTAACTCTCTACCGTACACCTCAAACATCCCGAACTACTACTTCATCTACCAAAACCAAGTACAGTTTTGGCCGATTCCTTCTAGCTCTGGTCAAGTAATTAACTTTAATTATAAAGCCCGTGTACCTGATTTAACCTTTGCGGATTATTCAACTGGTACACTCTCTAGTCTTGCAGTCGGAGATAACCAGATTACAGGTACAACAACAGCCTGGAACACTACAGGAACCTACCCAATCAACACTGACCTATCGTTCTTCAACCTCGCTATTAAAATCACCCCTCCGTCTGGTGATGGTTTGTGGTACCCAATCTTACGGTTCACATCTGACACTGACGTACTCCTAGCTTCTCCAATCCAAAACGTCTTTAGTACGACAGCTTCCGCTTATATCATTGGACAACTCCCCTTACTCCAAGAAGATTTCCACGATATGCTTGTTTATGGAGCATTACAAACCTACTTCTCATCCATCGTCAGTAACGACAGTAACTTTAAAAAGTTCAAAACGCTCTACGATGAACGCCTAACACTCCTTGAAGACTATGCTGGAACTAAAAGTGTTAACGTAGACTTAGGCCCGCAACCTATTCCAAGGAATCCTAATCTATTTTGGATGGGTACCTCTTAATCATTATATATGGCTCAAATTAAATCTAATCAAGTTTCGCAAAGCTGGAAGAACGCTATACAGGGAATGAGTCCTGCATCTCTTGGTGTACCAAAAAAGTTTACACCTCCAAAGGCACCGACTAACCCTACTTCGTTTAGTGGCCCAGCAGCAGCTGGAGTTAAGAGTGGTTATAACGCATGGGCCAACACTCAAGCGATGAATAGTTCTAATTTTAAGAGTCCTCTTACTGTATCTGGTAATACAAGCCGTGGTGGTACTGTTAACCCAGGTATGAGTGCTCTTACTGGCACCCTTCCTTCTAGGCTTCCTACTACTCAAGATTTACAACAGCAAGCTCAAACTGCCATTGGTGGAAAAGGCCAAGTTGGTTCTTCAAACAGTCTAAACTTAAACCTTCCTCAGTACGGGTCTATTGGACTATCTAACTTACGTAACCAGTCATCACAAAATGGAATGACTGGCTCAGGTGTAGTTAATACAGCCACATCTAATCAAACAAACCCAGCAACAACTCCATCCCGTGAACAGCAAATTGCTGCTCTTACTGGTCAAATGACGGGACTACAATCACAGTTAGACGCAAAACGCGCTGCTGAACGAGCACAAGCTAGTGGCGGAGCAACTACAGGAACTCAAAATGACCCCTTTGCTGGAGTCCTAAACGACCTTCGTAACGTATCTACCAGCAATGAAGAACAGAACCGTGTCCGTAAGGAAATGGAAGAAGTAGCTCGTGGTAACAGAGCTATCGCTGATAATGCTGCTCGTATCTCAGAACAATACGGTGCAGAGATTAACCGCGTAGGTCAACTCGGTGCTGGAGCTGTAGCGGGAAACCTCTCTACTGGCTCTAATGTTGTTGGTTCAGGTAACGCCGCCATTGCTTCACAATCAGCTTCATCACGTATGGCTGCTCTTGCTCAAGGTCAAGCTGCTGCTCTCAAGGGAACTGAACAGCAATTAACTGCTCAGGAACAAACCCTGCAAGGTCTTGACCCTTCACTACAGGCTTCTCTCACTCAGCAGCAGACCGGAGTTACAGGACTCTCTAACGCAGGTAATCTCGCACAGCCTGTACAGGTTCCATACAGTAACCAATTCATTAACCCTACTACTGGTCAATCAGCTGGCGGGGCTGGTCTTGGTGGTTACGCTGGTTACAACGCCGCACAGCAAGCTATTGAACTCGCTGGTCAATACCCTGACGCTGGAGTGCAATACGATGCCAACCTCAGCCCAGAACAGAACTTACAACGCATCCAACAAGCCATTCAAGGCTCACCAACCTACCAACGTGGAGCCTTCGGTACTGCCGGAGCGAGCTCATACATCGGGGCACAACAACTTGGTGCAGCAGGAACTCTCACTCAGCAAGTATCACAGCTTCAAACAGTTGGTAACGCCGCTGACGCTAACTTTAATCTTATCCTGGATATCGCTAAACGAGGCCAAATTAACGACCTTAATCAGCCGGTTTTGAACCAGCTTGCTCAAGGTATTAGCCGAGGACTCACCTCTGACCAAGATGTAGTAGCGTTCCGTTCTGGCCTCCAGACCGTTCGTTCACAGTACGCTGCTATCCTCGGTGGTGGTACGCCAACTGACGCAACACAAGCTATGGCCGCTGAAAAGATACCTGACACGGTGTCACTAGGAGCTTTGCAGGAAGTTGAACGCACTATGAAATCGCTCATTAGTAACACAGTATCTTCATACAACCAACAGATTGGTGCTTATTCAAACCAAGGTGGAAGTGGAGGAGGTAACAGCTTTGCTGAACAGTGGTAACATGCAACCAAATCAACTAGACCCCCAAGCTTTAAATCTTGCTAAGGCAATCCGCCGGGCTGAAACCGGTGGTTTAGCTGACCCCTACAACGCTCGTGGAGCTTCCGGAGAAACTGGAGCCTATCAGTTTATGCCCGACACTTGGAAACAGTGGTCTGGACAGTATCTTCAACAACCTAACGCTGAATACTCAGTAGAGAATCAGAATAAGGTAGCCTACTCACGGATTAAAGAGTTGAAAGACCAGGGGTATAACCCAGCACAGATTGCTTCCATGTGGAACTCCGGTAAGGCAGAAGCCTACAAGGAGGGTTTTAAAGGTACTAATAAACAAGGGGTAGCCTATGACGTACCTGCGTATGTACAAAAAGTAAGTCAGCACTACAACGAACTCAAAGGAGGCGGTGGTCAAGCTGCTCCGATTGGTAGTACTCAGTTCCAAACCTCTGTCCCTCGTCCGGAAGATGAAGGTGTATTAGCTCAATTAGGAACTGCCCCGTACCAAGCACCACAGGAACCATCTAAGTTAAACAACCGCCTGGCTCAAGGTAGTGAGGCTCTTGGTAAACTCTCAACCGGAGTCGCTGAAGGAGATGTGTCTCAAATCGCTTCAGGTGGCCTCCAGACCGCTGGAGCACTCGCAGGTGGTGCTATTGACCTTGTAGACAAAGGACTCGACCTAGCGACGTTTGGGGGCTATAGCGCAGCAATGGATTTTGTAGGTAAGAAAGTAGTTGCTCCGCTCCTTGAAGGTCTTGGTGGTAAGAATATCGCTTCTGAGTGGCAAACCTTTGCTACCGAGCATCCAGAAGCCGCTAAAAACATCGGAGCGATTGGAAATATCGTATCGGTTATTCCCATCTTTAAGGCCGCCCGTACTGGTATGGGTATGGTAGGTGACGCTGCTCGTGCTGGTGCCGCTAAGACAGGTTTTGTTAAATCAGTTGAAGATGCTGCTAAAGCTGAACTGCGTGCATCTGGTGCATCCGCCCCGTCTAAAGCAGGTGCTGTGCTTACGGCTCAAAAGCTAAAAGGTAAGATGGTAGACCCCGTAGATACTATTGTAGATGGTGACTTCTTACCTGATGTTATTAATGACCCACAAGGTATCCCACGATACAGTGCGACGGGAGCCATGAATCGTTTGGATGAAAGTATTAAAATTGACGATGATTTGTTAGACCAAAGATTAGCTAATGTACCTGACGAACTTCCTATTCCTGTATTGAGACAGTTAGTTAACGAGAGGTTAGCTAAAGAGTTTGCCAACCGTGGTGAAGTAGCTTCTGCGATTAAAAAAGCTAACAAAATATTTGACGACTACGAAACTAATATCGGCCCACGAGTAGCAATGTCACAGCTTAACCCGATGAAACGGGGTATTCGTGAAGCTGTTAATTTTAATTCACCTAAACTAACCGCAGACGTACGTTACCAAATCGGTGATGTGTTTATGGATGTTATCGAAGACTTTGCTAAACAAAAAGGTATCAAAGATATTGCAGATATTAACTTTGATATGGCTACCAAGATACGAGCTAAGGAAGCATTGGAGTTTTTAGACCAGCGTTCAGTAACTGAACGACCAGGTTTTCGAGCAATGGTAGGCCGTCGCTCAGGAGACATGAGTACGGTAGCTGGAGAAGCAGTTGGTCAGTCTATGGGTATTCCAGGTATTGGTGCCGCAGCGGGAAGGGCTATTTCTAACCGAGCAATCTCAGGTTCAGGCAAGTCAGTGATTGGTAAACTTAAATCCAAGCGTACCAGAAAGCGACCATCGTTACTGCAAACAGGAGCAGCCCTAGGGGTACTCCAAGCGCAACACTACCCAGGAGACCCAGGAGAGTCGCAATAGCGATTGTCTTTGTAATACGGTTGTGGAAACAGAGCCACAAAACCCACGGTAATGCAACTAGCAGTACGGTATTATTAGTTGCAAGTCCTACTGCAACGAGTAGTAGACATACCGCCAGTACCCCCAAACCTCCAACGAATACTTTATTTTCAAATGTCATATACTGACATGATATACCATATATAATAATACTGCAAGTACATGACAGATGACAACTTCTCTCCCAAGGAAATGCTAATACAGGTGCTCGGTAAAATAGATAGCCTGGCTACTGCTGTTAGTAAACAAGAACTGCTCCTCAACACTATCCACGAAGCCAGTGCTGGTCGTGACGAAAAAATTAAAGACCTTAAGACCCAAGTTGTTACCTTAGAAGATGAAGTAAAAATACTGACAGAAAAAGTAGAAGCTCTTAAGTCTTTTAATAAAATTATTATTAGCACTTGGAGTGGGTTTATTCTTTTCATTAGTCTCTTTGGTAAAGATATTTTTAATAAACTATTTCTATGAATACACCAACCGTCGTAATTACCCACCATACTGGCGGTAGTGACTCCCAGCCCTTATCTGATAGTTCTAATGCTACTGTCTCAATGATTGACTCATGGCATAAATTACGTTGGCCTGGGTTTACCTCTCGTGCCGGATACCATGTGGGATATCATTACGTTATAGAAAAAGACGGTAAGATTACACAAACTAGACAACATGACGAAGAAGGTGCTCATGCTATCGGAATGAATACAAAATCTATCGGTGTGTGCTTTTCTGGTAACTTTGATGTGACTATCCCCACCCCTGCACAAATGGCGGCGTGGTACAATGTTTACGGAGCGTTACTGAAACAGTACCCTAATATCCCTACATATCCTCACCGAAAATACGCAACTAAGACTTGCCACGGTAAACTCCTTAAAGACGATTACTTTATGGTGAACTACCAGATATTTTCTCTTACGGTTCGCGTCAATCAGTTAAAGGCTCAACTAGCCAACTTAATAACTAAACGACGATTTAAATAATATGCCGATTTCAATCACATACATCGCTGTAGCAATCCTTACCTACCTAGGTGTAGAAAATGCTGAATCAGTGGTCAACGCAGCAATCGTACTTATCGTTGCGGGGGTAGCTCTCTATGGCCGCTATCGAGCAGGTGGCTTATCATGGACAGGATTACGTAATAAGTAGTCTTACAATGCGTAAAAAAGCTAACAGATACACTAAGGATGACCAAGTGTTTATTTACCAAATGCTCATTTTACGTTCTCAAGGTGTCTCGTACCCTGTTATAGGAAAAGCTTACAATAAAGACCATTCGACAGTCATTCACTGGTGTAAACGATTTAATATAGAAGTAGGAAAACCAGTGTTAAGCCACGAAGAGTTTGATATTAAAATCAATAAAAAAGTTGCTCCAAACAAATACAAGTACCGGCACATACTAGACGAACCAATAAATGTCGGTAAACGAAACTACAAAGAATACCTGATAGCCTCAATTAAATAAACAACACAACAACCGCCCTCCACAGGCGGTTGCAGTGTCTTTATGAGTTCCAGTCTGACTAGGTATAGTTAGACTAGTAAGCAGCAACTACGCCGCATATAGATTATAGCATGGTATAAAAAGCACCCATTACAGGTGCTTCAGAACGTGTTGTACAGGTCGTCTACCCACAGGTCGATAAAGGGTCGCCCGTCGGTATAAATTTGCCGGATAAACATTATATTGCCTTCCTGTCGGAACACGATATACGTATTATCCTCCGCGTCATGCCGTATAGAACACTCACCTGATTCACCCGTGTCGTTGTCCGTACAAGGGATGACCGAAGTGGTCACAAGTCCCTCAGGAACAGCTGGCAACGGATGTTCAGCAGTGGCCGTCGTCGTATAAAGAGCGACGAACAGGGCGAGGACGAGTCGAAGCATAATATTTCTCCTTACATGAATCGGGTCCGTCACCATGACGGCATACCGGTTTGTCATCGACGAAGATGATATCAGCCTTGGCCTTTAAACCAAAGCAGTGGACACACTGGTAGTGTGCGTTAAACTCAGGCTCTTTGGTCATATTCCACCTTTACGCAAATGTTCCAAGTAGTATACATTGGCATGTTCCTGGTTACAGAACGGCAGTTGCTGCGTCATGCGGCCAAAATGCTTAACCACATAGAACGGTTGCGGTACAACCTGGCGGCAATGCTCACAGAGAACATCAGGCAGGTCTGATAGTGGCAGGTTCAGTTGCATGGCTTTCTCCTCGCGTTGGCGCACAGTTCCTCACGGAAAATGTGCAGGATTTGGGGATAGAAGTCGTGCTGCATTTGCATCATAGGGATATGCAGTTCGAGTTCGTTGTGACATTTACGGCAAAGCCAAAATAATGCCGTACTATGATGTTTTCCGTAGTGACGTTTCGGGTAGATATGATGTTTAGTCAATATCCCTACAATGTCACAGCATGGGCACTTTCCTTCACGTTTTGCCATCACTGCCCTCCGTTAATGCTCGATAGTGTTCACGTTTGTTTATCTCTTCATCGCTGAAGTGGATATTAAAAATCGTTTCAGCGTCGCGGCAGCCAGTAGAGCAGACTGCCTTATTGATTAGATGGTCAAAGGAGTCGCGCACCTTAACAGGAGCTAGACACCAGCAACAGACTGTAGTCTTCATGGTTTCCTCCTATCAAAGAACTCTGTTTTAAGTATACACCTAGCCTTCGCAATTTATGCAACTACTATCCTGGATAACTGTGACTTTTACTTCATTAAAGATAGACCCTGTTTCGGCTAGTGCTGTGTATGTATTTAGTTCATCGGTACTTTGTAAGTAAATTACTTCCTTCTCGCCACTAGGATGGGTAACGATGTACCGCTTGTTTAATTCAATCATAGCTACAGTATACACATCGGTGCTACTAAACTACTAATGTTGTAAAAGGTTACTTCGACACTGGCCGTGATAACGACGAAGAGGTAGGTAGGCATATTAGGCAGTCAAATAAATAGACCACACCAGAAACTGAGTTAGCGCAAAAGCTAGTAAACTGTTCCATGCGTTTTCATTTTTTCTAGGCTGTCCATGCGTAGCTAAACTCATTCCAAGCCCAATTGCTGATAAAACGACGTACACTATAAGGTATATATTCATATCTCGATTTCTTGCTTCTTAATAATCTTCCCCCGCTTCATCATCCGCTTATGGAACCGTAGGCAGGCGGGGCAGGTTCCGCAGTTAGTCATTGTCATCTATTAACCATACTCCTGACCCTAGGAAAGCCGTAGTCATTGCAAATATACCAGGTTCATATCCGCCAAACGCTATAAAGCCAGCTACGATAATTTGGCAAATGCCTCCTACAATAAAGATGTACTTCATACCTGTGGTGTATTAGGGGTAATGTCGATGTTGTGCTTGGCTTTGATACTTTCTAGTGCAAAACGCAATCCGAAACGTACACCACGGCAATAATCAGTGTTAGCGTCTACTGCGGCAGCATGGTCATCGTGGTGTGCTGTTATCTCCCCCACCACCTCCCGCAACCGCTCATCAGCTTGGCGGCGTTGTTCATCTAAAAGTTCCTCAACACACTTATCAATGCGAGCAAAGAAGTGACTTGTCGGGTAAATTCCGTTTGCGTACACGTTGTCGAACATTTCGCTTATTGCGTTAGTTCGTTCCTTTTGAAATACAGCAAGTGGTGTTCCTTCTGGTGCTAATACTACTCCCTCAATAGGTCGCTGGGTCATAAGCCAATGATGTCGTTATATGCTTGGTAAAACTCCTCTGATTGTTCGTCGCCGTCTTTGGTGAGGTCGTAAAATACGACATCCTTACCCGCCGCATAGAACCGCAGTTTAGCTTTCACCACTGGCAAGAACGCTATCTCGCCTTCCATCCCCCTCAACCAATGCTCTATGTGTGGGGTGTGGCCGTTGATTTGGTAAACGTTGTTGGGATGTATTTTCTCTGCACCTAGGCTACAGTTATATACATAGACCCATCCCTTCCATTCGTCCGTATCAAGTACATCAGCATGAACGATATGAGGGTCATCATCTCGCATTTTGCACTTTATCTCACACCCAAAACTCAACTTCATCAATTCCGGACAAACTGAGCGAACGTGGGTGAGTGCCTTTTCTTTTTCTGTCATACAAGTTCATAATACCCTTCGGCTGATAATTTAAGTTCTTGGCTGGCTGATAGATGTACAACATCAAGCTCCTTATTCTCAACAGTGCAAAATGAGAACATTCCATCAGTGTGGTGAAAAATGATAAAGTCTCCACACCTTGTACCGTCTGCGTTTGTTGTGTCCGCTTTGATACGTGAGCCTTTAGGGATTTCGTATAGCTTCATACAAGTTACTCAATAGCTTTTAATGCGTCGGGGTTATTGGTAAGGCGGGCTTTTATTTCTTCACCTAATTGCTCGGCAGTGTAGTCATCTTCACCTGTACTTATTGCGATTAAATAACTATCTACCACCCCCTTCACATACTCTAAGGTAGCGTTGGCGGTGTTGGTGATGAGGGTGTCACGTGCTTCTTCTTTGAGGAGAACGTAGCCGTATTCTTTGTGTACCGGGTGTGTCTCCCGTACACGCTCCTGCATCTCTGTAATCAGGGCGGGGAGGGGTTGTGGGGTTGGCGTGGTGCTCTTAATGCAATTCTTGCAGTTGTTTTCCCCGCACGCATCGCAATAAACTGAAGAATAGGTACTTCCGTCATGTTTGCATTCACAAATCATAATGTATTACTCCTTACCCAATAAATCTGCGTTCTCGTAGATGTTGCCAATTACTTCGGAATACATCAAATCGCTTGGCAAAGCGAAATTGTTCCGTTCTTCTTCTTTCCCTCGCAAGTGGTAACGACAATCCATCCAGTATATCTCTTGTGGGGCGTAATTGCGTTTCAATAATATATCCCCCTCATAAATCTCCACTCCGTTCTTGTCCTTGAGGCCGGTGTATTGCATCACTTTAATCTGTGGACTAGTTCCAATTACTTCAAAATCATTAGAAAGGAAATGGCCGCGATACCAGATGCTGTATAACATCCCGACATTCAAATACATTTTGCTGTGTAAATCATCCCACGCTCTAAACTTTATCTCTCGCATATATTATTCTTTACTACCCAATAAATCTAAGTGCTTCAGTACGATGGTGCGGTTTGTCATACACTAGGGAATAAGGCGATTAACAATGGCTTCAATTTCATCAAACTTTGTTCTCTCCATAAGGTATTCACTTTGGAAAAAAATGCCTCGTATTTCTCCCATTAACTTATCCTTGAGGGTGTCTGCTAGTTCATATTGATGGTTAGAACAATCTTTGCGGTCACAAATACCATTATTGTTTTCTAGTACGCATTGTGGACATCTTGTTTCGTTTCTCCCTTGCTTCCCCTCCACCACCTCACTCAGTTCGGCGAGGTAGGTGATGATTTGGTTTAAGATTAAATCAAGCTTAATCTCTGGGTGCTGTATCTTTTCCGGCAATGGTGTTTTCATACTAGTTACGTATTATTTCTACAATAACTTCTTCCTCTATAAATTGGACCTCACCCCATTCGTTTTTTTGTTCCTTTTCATTCAACCAGTCTCTTATTTCTAAAATAATCATGTCCATCGTCCCTGTAAATACTTTCTTCATACTAGAGAAGTGTTACTACCTCATAAGCACTCGCTACAACATAGATAGTCCAGCAGATAGAAATCATAGCTACTACTCCTACAAAGGTTGGAACCCAGTCAGTGCGGGGTTTGGTGGTTTCTATACTATCTTCCCATGATGCGTGTTCGATGTGTTTGTTGGTCATATTTGATAAAAGAAAAGCCACATAAAGTGGCTAGACTTTATTTATTTTGTAATCTTTATGTGTTCCTTGAGGGCTCTAGCCAGCGTGGTATACGAATGGGTCATATTCACGGTATCGAGCTTGCGGGCTACGTCTGCTAGTGTAACTTCATCGTTTGCCCATTTCAGAGCTAATGTGATAACTTCGGGACTTATCTCTCGGTTGGTCTTTTTAATTGTAGTCATATACTATAAAGTATATCACACTTCCTACCAGGTTGTTGCACGTATAACTGACTTGTTCTTACGGAGTACATACACCCGACTGTAGATACTATCCATATTACGGTTAAGTTGACGCTTTATTTGCTTGTAGTACTTGCGAGTCTCCTTCTCGTTCATGGTTAGTACCGGGATAAGTAGTTCGTCTTCTTCCTTAGTCCATGTTCGGTACTTCTTCTTACGGTTATACGCTCGTTTCTCTTTAGGTGCTTCTCCGAAGAGGAGGCCTGAAATAAAGGTACTAATTTGATTGTTTTGGGTGTCTGTTAGTCCGACTGATGCGCCTGACGGTAATGACACTTTTACTTCTATTTTTATGTTCTGCATTTGTTTATTGTTTATTGTTAACTTCATATAACATACTATACTATACGTTAACAGATTGCAAGAGGGGGTGTTAATAACTTTTGTATTTATCTATTTGCTCTTGGTACCAGTGGCGGTCTAGTTTGAGGATTTGATGCCGACTAGCCTTCATTTTCTCCACGTATTCCTCACCTAATTCTCGTTTAAGGTTTTCCTCAAAATCAAGTGGTTTACCATGACCATAACCGTTACAACCCCAACATTGCGGTCTACAGTTATCTTCATTCCAACGAGTAGCGAGGTACTGCCGTGAGACAAAATGTCCGTTCTGGATATGTTGCCAAGGGAGTTGTTTACCACATGTGTAGCATGATGTATTACCTTCAGCATCAGCGTGTTTTTTACGGATATATACTGAGAATACTGAGTCAAGTATTTTCTTTAACTGGGCAGGAGTTTTGACACGTGGTTTTTTAGCCTTTTTTGCCACCACCACGCTCTTTTTCTTGGCTTTAGATACTTTAGGCTTACTTGCTAGTTTCGCACGTTTAACAGCCTGTTTTGCCTTAATTTCTTCTATTGACTGTTGCCTAAATCCTGACCTTTTCACTATACGTAATTTTTAGCTTCAGCTGTCCGTAAGTAGACCAAAGTGTTGAGTGCCTTACTGATTATTTCAGCCTTCTTGAGTTGGTATTTCCAGAAGTTAAGTTCAATTCCAAGCTCACTGTTTTCAAGGTAGCGTTCGGTAGCGGTATCGCTCTTAAAACGTTCACGGGCCTCGTTAAATGCTTTAGCGAACTCCGCTGACTTTCTTACGTATTCATCAGCAGCCCGGCCATATTTTGCAGATACGATAACGAGTAAATCAGCAGCACGTGCTGGGAGTACATTCCCCTTCTCTAACTCATCTTGGATGTTGTCTAGTGTTAATTTCATGTTGTTTTTGTTTATTTTCTTCGCACGCGCACTTCAGGCAGATGTTTCTTCCCTTGCGGGTGTAGCGGCAATTGATAAAAGTGTAGTGTTGGTCACAGGTCGAGCAGTAGCTCCAGTCTCTCGGTTCCTTGACGGGTGATGGTTTCATTGTAGCGCACTTACCGCCGTCTTGAAATCAACGTGGTGGAGCTTTTGGTAGAGGTCAATGCAATCACCGAAGGCTCCACAGGAGTGACACGAGAAGGTGTTATTTTTTTTAATCTGGAAGGAAGGTGTTTTGTCGGTGTGGAAGGGGCAACTGATGTTACCGACTCGATGGACATCTAGGAGCGTCGTAATTGGGTGTTGTTTTGCTTGTAGGATAGAGTTTGCGTCGATTACGGTACTTGGTTCCATAAATGATTTGAACTCAACCAGTAGGCGTTTAACGGCATTTAAATCGTTGTCACGTTTTGCTTGCTGGAGGCGGTCAAGTAACGATTGCCGTTTTATCTCGTGTTTGTTGGGTATTTCTTCGATAAACGCTTCTAAATTCATCCTGCGTTGGTCACTGCCTTCGCGGTAGGAGTCTTCGGTTTCTCGTAAAGCTTGGTTTAAGTCCGTTAGGAAGTACCAGCAGTCGGTTTCAGTGTCTCCGGTTAATTCTGAGATGCGCTTAGGGTCTAGGTTGGTGTGGGTAAGTGCCCATCTGGTTCTATCCATTACCATAAGTCATCTTTGTTAGCTTCACTGGCGGACTCAAGCTGGTGTAACTTGTTCTCCTCAAACTTAAACTTCACGCGCCAGTTACGTTTGGTTCCGTCACGGCGAGACTTGCCAATCTTCACCAGGGTGGTGTTGCTGTCGTCGCGCCACACATGGAAGATGTTGGTCGCGGCAGCCGGGATGCCGTTAGAGTTGGCGATGTCGGAGTTGTCGGTTTCGTTCGTTTTACTCCTGGTGTTCTTCACCGCGTGGGCGATGGCGAATATCATCACGTTGTTTTGGATGGCGTACATGCGGAGGTCTTTGCAGAGTTGGGCCAGGAAGGAAGCATAGTTGGACATCTCCTGCTGTTGCTTCGGGGTCTTCACGATGTCACCGAGAGTGTCGATGAAGATAGCCTTCACGCCTTTTTCCTTGATGGCCTTGTCCATGTGGCGGAACATCCACTCCAGGTCGTCACGCAGTTGCATAGGGGCGTAGGAGATAAGGGACTTATCAGCTCCCATCTTCTCGAACGAGTCCCACAGTTCCCGCAAGGTCATTTCAAACGAAAACCACAAGGTAGGGATTTCCTTCTCCGCGAAGTTCAAGGTAATCATTCGGCAGAAGGTGGTCTTACCTTCACCGGGGATACCCGTCACGATGTTGAAGTCTCCTTCTCGAAACCCTCCGTCGATACAGTCGTCAATAAGGTCGAAGCCAGAGGTGACTTTGCTCCCAGTGTCCTGGCCGATAAGGTCTGCTCCTTCAGAAAGCAGGACAATCTCGGCTTCTTCGAGGCTTTCCAGTTCTGCGATTGCTTGGTCAATGGTTGTCATATGCCGAGGTAGCGTTCAACGCTGGACATTTTATCGAGTAATTGGCTAGGTGTGTTTACTTCCGGGAAGTAGGGGTCTTTCTTTTGTTTTTCTATTTCAATCCGAGCCATACGCCTCTTCAAGGTTTCCAGCCCGTAGACCTCGAACAAAGTTTGGGCAGCTATCGTTTCAATCTCCCGCATCCGCCACAGGGCTTTCGCTGGGTTGTTAAAAAGCTCGAACACCGACAGCACATCCGCATCCACCGCGCGGGTCTTTTTCTTTTTACCTTGAGGAAGGGAAGCTTCACCAGTTTCAACGTCAATTGCTACTTCCTCGTAATGACCATCTTCGTTGTATTTATTTTTAAACATAGGTTCTTTTATTTTATTATATTTCTTTGTTTCTTTTATAGACACGCTTTTCCGTTCCAAATCGTAACGCTTTTCCGTTACGGTCTGTCCGCTTTTCCGTGACAACTTCCAGGACTCATAGTCCTTATTTATGGATATTTTGGAACGCTTTTCCGTTACGATATTTTTAGCTAATAAACGTAATTTTGCCTCGTACACCCTCTGTCTTGGCAACCCCGTTAACAACCCAATTAGATTATTATTCACCCAAGCTTCTTTCTTATGGAAGCCGTACGTCTGACGGAGTAAACACATCACATACTGCCATTCACTCCCAGACATCTGCATCATCGACAAAGCCTCCAACAGTTCGTTGGATACTTGTGTGAAGCCATTTTCTAATTGTGGTGATGCCATATAAAAGCGACCTCAACTCTGGCCAGCGCCCGATTACTCGGGAGCCGACCACAACTGAGGTCGCTAGTGAAGCTACTCGACTTTTTATTTCACTGGCCACCCCGATTGAGGTACTTGTAATAATACCATAGCTCTTACGGCTGTGTATTCACAACTGGGGATAACAAAAAAGCCCCGAAGGGCTCTTAGTGTTTTAGAAGTCGTTAGGGTCTACTGCTGCTGGTTCTTGTTTGGCGTAAATGGAATCTTTTGGTACTCCGCTGGCTGGAACCATTAAGGCATACAGGACATTAAGCATCTTCTCAATGCGGTCTAATTGCTCCTGGTAGTTACCACCACCTGCTTCCTTCTTCGGGGTTTTAAAGTTCCAGTACTCACCGTTCTTCTCTACGTCAATCTCCACTTCGTCACCCTGCTGCCAGGTCTTAGCGACGGGGTTAGAGAAGCCGGACATCTTACGGCCATCGGTCGTGTCTAAGAGACAGCGTGTGTATGGCTTACCGTCTTTAGTCTTTAACGGATTACCCTCTTTGTCCTTTTCAATAAAAGACAACCGAGCGATAGTTACTTTTTCAATCATAGTTTAATACTTAATCAGCTTAGTAATTTCTTGGTCAAGTTTATATGTCTCTAAGATATTGGTGAACGCTGTCTCTAGGTGTCCTATATCATAACGTACATAAACATTAGTTTCTGGATTAAAGGACAGTCCTTTAGGAATGTGAACAATAATTGCTCCACCTACCTCAGATTCCTCCTTCATGTTCTTAATGGCCAAACTGTATGCTCCACACTGGTAGAAGTTTTTAGTCTGGAGTGAACCTGAAGTCTTGAAGTCTAAGATGAACCGCTGACCTTCTTTTTCTACTACAGCATCCATGATGCCAGCGTACCAAAGGTCAAGGTTATAGACAGGGAACTCCGACTTAATTGGTTTGTATCCTTCGTTACTCATCCATTCAATAACGGAGTTTATGACTTCATCATCAGTCAACGGCATTGTTTTAGTTTTAATCCACTTGTTCATAACTTCTTCAAGAACGGCATGAACTTCTTTTCCTTTATCACCGGCAGCGTCACGGATTTTCAGGTGAGCCTTACGAGCATCTTCAGGACTCTCCCCTCTCACAATAGCATCGACAGCTTGGTTGGCCGCCCATCCTATCAATGCTCCTGGGTCGCCCCACATCTTCAATACACTTGTTACTCCGTGTAGAGGCTTACCTTCCCACGTATGGATGTGCCTTGCGGCATTAAAGGCGTAACTCATATCTGTTCAGCTTCGTAGTGGTCTTTGTTCCGTTCGTCTTCGACCTGCTCAATAGCTTCTGTATCAATCATACCAGCGAACGGCATTGATAATTCATTCACAGCTTGTGTCAGTTCTTTAGTCGATTTCTCTATTTCCGACAGTAGCTCCAGTATAGTCTTCATAATTGTTTGGGTGCTTACAAATGATTAATCCTGCGTCTTGGTATGTGTGTGAGTCTTCATCAAACTCAACGTTTTGTACGTAGCCCGTGTCTTGGCAAAACTCGCAGCTATGTGCCTCTGATTCCATAATGATTTCTTAATTGGTAACACGTATATAGTACTATAACTCATACTAGATAACAAGTGTTAAATGGGGAAAAACCCAATGAGACTAGGGTCGTCTTTTGGAATAGTTCGGCTACCTTTTTTGCATCGTTTATAGTTAGTTTCTTCAATGAGGTAGCTATCATTTGTTTCACTAACGACTACCGCGTAATGATGGAGTCCAACTTTAGGGTAATAAAAAACTGCCACAGAACCAGTGCCAGTGAGGTTAGCTTTGATACTGCTGCTTGATGGTAGTGATGGATAGACAGACTTAACATACGCCCAACAATTACACAAAACAGTATTCGGTATGATGACCGGAATGGGGTTTGGGTTGTTTTCCTTGAGCAGAATTACATCCGCTAAGTTACCCGTGGGTATAGGTTCTTTTGGCTGTGCGATTACCGTAAATGGTAACGCCAAGAGAATAATTATAAATAGATATTTTATAAGCCATAAATGGAGTGACTGAAATTCTCACGGCAGTAGGAGGACTAATCTACCTGACTACCGATGCTATACAGAGGGATGCGCTCGCGCCATAACTGGAAGCTTTATTATACCAAAACCACCTACCCTTGGGAAAGGATAGGTGACGTTGTTGCAATAGAAAACGTTTACTAAACAATAAATAAACGCACATTTAGCATAGCACCCGTTATCCACAAGTACAACCCCTACCTGTTTACTATTGTGTATAGTACAATAGTACATAGATAGTTCTATGCCGCCTCCAGATGGTCTTTGCTCCAGCCTGTGTACCATAATAATATGAAACCTAATAAGATACTTTCCCACAAGTTACCCCAACCCCGCACAGGGCTACAGAGCCAAGTTAAGTTCGACGCTTAACGGAGGCTTACGGAAGTGTTACTAATATAATATATTTATATGACCGAAGAAGAAAAAGTAGCTAAGAGGAATGAGTTTTTAAAAGAATATGGTGAACTCGTAGAGAAGCATCAAGTAGACTTCGCTACCTACCCTGTGTTCGTACCGGATGGAGCTGGTGGTTTTAAGGTTACTATGCAAAGTACCCCTGTCATCCTGACACCAAAGCCAGCGGCAGAAGAACCTGTAGAGTCCACCTTCATGGAGAAGGAATAGTATGTTCAAGCGCATTAAAAACTTACTCGACATCAGTCGCTATACGGTAGAGGAATTGAAATCGGTTAAGTACTACCAATCCACCACCAACGGATTTATGGAGGTAGTACCACCAATAGTTGTACCTGCTCCCGACTATACGTTCACTTCTAGTTCTAGTTCTAGTGGTATGGCTACTATTATCAATATGCAAGCCGAAGACCCATTTAAGTCATTTGACGATGAAACCACTCAACAATCACCTGATGATACAGCCACTCGAAACTGACACCTTTATGGCTTCAGACCGTACAACTTACCAGGAGGTAGGAACTGTGCTTGAAGGCCCGGATGAACTCAAAGGAACGCTAGTGTATTTTGACTCATGGCTTGCTAAGAAGTTCCCCGTCAAAGGAGAGTTGGATAAGTTTGTCTGGTTTGTGGAATATAAAGACCTCGTAGCCTATGAGCCGCTACCAGAATAGTGAGTGTCGCCGCAGTATGCTCCATGACTTTAAAATCCTCATGAGTGATAATAAAGGATTAGTAGAGCGATGCTCACGGTGTGGACTTAAAAAGCATTTCCCAATAGATACACCTAATCACATTTATATCTCTTACCACATAAGGCAAGCCCTACAATCTAATGACCCCCGATTTAACATAGAATATGGCACACGATAACTTATACACAGACGCAACCGCCCGCCTCGTATCAGGTATTAACAAAGCTAGTAAAGCTGTAGGAGCTACGATGGGCAGCCTTGGCTCGAACGCTATCATTCAGGCAATAGAAAATCCTGGCTTCCTCACGACAAACGACGGCTTCACTATTCTCCAGGCTATTCAGTTTGCTGACCCAATCGAACAGATGGGTAAACAAATCCTCCAGGAAGCAGTATCACGTGCTAACAAACAGTCCGGTGACGGCTCTAGTACCACCACTGTCCTTACGGCAGCTATCATTGAAGCGGGGATGAACTCAGAATACTCAGCGATTGAGATTAAACGCTCACTCGAAGAAGAACTGCCAAAGGTTGAAGCAGCTATCCGAGCTCAGTCTGTGGACATCACTGTGGACAATGTATCTCAAGTAGCCACTATCTCGGCAGAAGATGAGGAGATTGGCAACCGTATCCAAGAGATATACCAAACGATTGGTAAGGAAGGATTGGTGTACTGGGATGTATCAAAGACCACCGAAGACTCATACACGATTGGCTCAGGTATCACTGTCAATGGAGCTGGATACCTTAGCCCGTATATGTGTGACGCGAGTGATACCGGCGCGAATACCAACCAAATCCGCTTAAAGAACCCTAAGATACTAGTATCAAAACAAAAGGTAGCCTCAGCTGCTGACTTTGAACGCCTCGCAGCAATGCTCCATGCTAAAGGAACAACTGACCTCGTGGTGTTTGCTGATGAAGTAGACCCACTGGTAGTACCCGACCTCGTTAAGACACGTATGGCTCGTGGCTTCCGTATCGTGATTGTAAAGATGCCCGTACTCTGGAAAGACCAATGGTTTGAAGACTTGACACTAGCAACTGGAGCCAAGCTTATTGACCCCGCCTCATACGGTATGAAAGAAGCCAAGCTCGAAGACCTCGGTACGTGTGTAGACATCATCATCACTAAGTCAGACACCTTCATTGACGGCGTACAGGATATGACCGACCATATCAAAATCTTACAAGATGAATCCACAGAAGACAGCGCACACCGCGTATCACGTCTTAACACTAAGACCGCAAGATACTTCGTGGGAGCTCCTAGTGAATCAGCCCTATCGTACCGTCGCCTTAAGGTAGAAGACGCTATCAGTGCTGCCTATCAAGCCCTCCACGGTGGTATTGTCCCTGGTGCTGGTGTCACGATGGCTTACGCCTACACACCAAGCGATACAATAGGTGGAAAGATACTGGGCTGGGCACTCAAGGCTCCGATGTTTCAAATCTTAATGAACGCCGGGATAGAAGCCACTGACCTCAAGCTTGGCTACGGCTACGACACACGTACCCGTAAGCCAGTGAACTTAATTGAAGCTGGTATTGTTAACCCAACCAACGTAGAAGTAAATGCTGTGCGTAATGCCGTGAGTGTGGCTGCTACTGCCCTCTCTGCACCTACTATCGTAACCTTCCCTGACCATGAAGCTCCTCTCTAAGTGTGATAACTGCCACCGCAGAGCCTTGTTTACGGCTAAAAGAAAGATTGTATTAAAAGGAAGTAACGTAATAGCTACCTCTAAAACACACCTATGTCAGAGCTGCACCAACCAACTAAAGAGAGTCCTAAAGTAAAAGAGAATGAAATCCTCCTGGTTAAACAAATCGACGGTAACTGGAAGGGCTACTGGAACCGAGAAGGCAATCCACTAGAGGTAAGAGAGATAGACCCATACACTTGTCTCACTAAACTCCTCACACACCCCTAATTTTGGGCAAACCGGGGAAAGCACTTTTAAAAAACACTTTTCCAAAAAAGGTTTTCAAAATACTTTTCCAGACCGAAATAATTTTCTTCCAAAAAAGTCCTCGTGCGCGTACATGCGGGCGCGCGGGTATACCTAGGGGGAGAACCAAAAAAAACACCCCGTAACTGGGGTTTCTTTGGTTTTATATTACACAATGTTTTTATATATTGTAAATAGATAATATTACACAACATAAATACAATATGTAAATGTATATAAGTACACAACAAAAACACTAGTTGTGTAGTGCCGGTGATATCCTATATATGAATACATAGCACTTACTTTACAAGTGTATGTAATTGTTACCTATTACCTAACGCTGGGTATAAATGTGGATAACTTGCTTTTTCCTAACGTTAGGTATAGTATATTAATATATAGCAGTAAGTAACACCTGCTATAAAAGCAATTTTTAAATCAGGATTTTCTTTAGCTAAATCTAAAGCATATTTTACAGGAGAAGAAGCTTGAAATATTTTAATATCTTGAGGTAAACCTTCCTTATTTTGATACAATTGCCAAATCTTTAATGAATCTTCTGATGTAATTTTGTCTCTAACTCCCGAACCAATTACAATTTGATGTTCATTAGAAGGTATTTGGTACGCTTTTAAGGCTGTTCTAAGATGTCCCTTTGTAGGTGGTTTAAATCCACCTCCATAAATTACAACATCATATTTTGAATCAACCTCATCTAAAAAAGGTTTAATTAATTCTTGAACTAATCTATTCACTGAGTTAAAAATTTATTTAGTTTAGATTTAGCTGAAGGGAGAGAATCAAAGTCTATTTTCTGGTTCAATAGTTGTTGGATATTTTTAAATAATTCATCCATATCTTTCTTTTTTTTAGCTTCCTCCTCAGGAGTTTTAGGTTTACCTACTACTTTATCTTCACCTTTAATATATCTTTTTACATATTCATTAGGATCAAATTCAAAATTTTCTCCTTCAGGGCTATTATTAATAATAGTCATATTTGGGCCAAATTCAGATTGATAAACAGGTATATTTTTAAATACCCCTTCCCAATTTTTTATAACAGCACTTGGGGGTAAAGATCTATCACGTTTAGAATTTCTATCTAAAGAAGTCATTACAGGAACAACAACCATAAACATAAAAGTATCATAACCTAAATCTTCAAGTTCTTGTTTTTTCTTTAATAGGGGTCCTGAAGATGCTCCAGGTGCATCTATGATTATATTTTTTAAATTAGCTATAACTTCTGATTCTTTTTCTTTAGTAGCTGTTCGAGCTTGGCTCATAAATTTACCAGCTTGTGCTATTTGGTCAGGGGTAAATTTTTTAAAATCTGTTCCTAACCCCGAAGCTTTAAGTAAGGCTTCATAAGTATCATCAACATTTATAGTTTCAAATCCTTTAAGATTTAATTGGCTAAGCAAAGTTGTCTTACCCGCCCCAGAAGGACCAGTTAAGAATATAGCTTTAGGACTGGTTATAGCCTCTAAAAGGATAGACAATAATTTCATAGCAAATATTTGTAATAAATATTACAAATTTCGTTTAGCTTTAGTTCTAAACTCTGTAAATATTGGGGATGGGTTGGGGTTTTCTAAGTCGAATAAACTTTTAACAGTTTGAAAAATACTTAAATTTTCTTCTTTAGAACGAGAAGATTCATATACTTCCCATCCTTTACCTTGAATCTTACCTTTGGCTGGTCCTCTCTTAGAAGATTTTAACCATAATATACCTATACGGTCTACTTTTTTACCAAAACATTCTTCAAAACATTGAGCATAAATAGCTGTTTGAAGATCATAAGTAGTTTGGAGGTGATTTGAGGTTTTAAAGTCTATAATCCATAATTCTCCATCTATTTCACAAACCAAATCACAAGTACCAGC